ACATACAGGGCTGGGAGCGTGATGCTCGTGGATGCAACATGATTCCCGCGTACAAGTTGGGCGAGGGGCGTGATGCCAAGCGACCACCACGTATGACCCCGCTGGAGCGAACCCACGCATACCGACGCCGTAAAAAACTACGGCAGATTCAAGCGGCTTTAACTGGAGGTGCAGTATGAGTAAGAAAAAACGCAAAGAGGTATTCGATGCCGACGTTGCCAAGATACGCGAGGAGATGCAACAAGAGGAGCGCGATGCTGAGTTGCGCGAAGTGTTAGTTGGTAAAGCCTCGGTTGAGTTGATACGCGAGAACGCCGACGGTAGCGCCGACTACATGTTTAATCTGCCGCCCGAAGCACTGGCGGCGTTGACCCGGCTGGGCATCATGACAGCTATCCAAGCAGGAGTTGGCGAAGCCAAACGCCACGAGCCTGACTACGAAGAAGAACCACCTGCGCCAGTCATGGATGAAAGTATCAAATGCTTAGGTGTTGAGGCTGGGTTTATTGCGTGGGAGGACGAGGAGTGGCACCCCGAAGGTGTTGTGTTTGACTGGGCGGGGGCGGATGACGAGTCGCTGGTTAATTTTTACCACTTGGTACGTAAAGAAGCTGTGTGGGAATGTATTAAGGAGTTGGAGGTAGGTAAGAGGTGCGACCCTTATACAGGTAGTCTGTTCACTTGCGACCACAACGACAACATTGACCATCAAATTGAAGTGCTGAAAGAACACTTTGAGCTGGAGTTACCTGAAAAATTTCAAACACCTGTACACGCCGTTAACACATCGCAGGAACGTGTCGATGAAACGGCAAAAAACGAACATGAGGGCTGTAAGGTCGATGACTTAGATATGGATGGAAGGTGCTGATATGGATATAGGTGTGCCATATCGTTTTCTTGATGTTGATGCGCCAAGTGAGGCTCTGATGCAATACGACTACGAGTTTATGCGGGAGCGAGAAGCGGGGCCTGACGCTAAGGGTTTGGGCCAATGTGGAGACAACATAGAACTGCGGCCGTTTGTGACGTGGGGCGTATTTTCTCTTAAGCGCCTAGCAAGTTGGGATAACCCACGTTTTTTTGAGCAGCCGGTATCGGTGAACAAAGAGCATCCGCTTTGGCCTATTGCTATGGCAGAGGTTGAAAAATTAGAGCGATACTACAACGCGGATGTTAAGCATGCTGTACTTCATGGCTTAGAACCCGGCAAAAATATTGCTAATCATACCGACCATAGCGATGTGTTTGCATACGCCCATCGAGTTCATCTACCTATTACAACAGACCCAGCGGTCAAGTTTGTTATTGATGGCGAAGAATACAATTTTCCAGCGGGGCAATTTTTTGAGTTGAACAACAAAGTACCGCATAGCGTATTTAACAATTCAAACGTGTTTCGCGTTCATTTGGTTATGGATTTGTTACCCAAGGAGACTACTAATGCCTGATTTAAATTTCTTGCACCACTACGGTTATGCGGAGTGGGAGCATTTTATTACTAAGAGCGAAGCGGCGACGCTAGATGCAGAGGTGAGAACTGCTAGAAAGTTACTACCAACCGCTTTTAGTTTTGACACGCAGTGCCCCATGTCACCTGCGGTTTATAACTTTATACCGTTTTTAGAATTGCTAGTCGATAAAACCAAAGCCGTGAGTGATTTTTTAGGGCATAAAGTTTTGCCGACATATACCTACGGGCGTATGTATGTAAATAACGAAGTGTTAGAGATGCACACCGACCGACCAGCGTGTGAAATAAGTCTTACTGTGAATCTGTCTAGCGACACGCCGTGGCCTATTTATTTTAAAACGCCTACGGGTGAAGATCGAAGCGTAATCTTAGATGCCGGTGATGCCGCCCTGTATCTTGGTTGCGAACGCCCGCATTGGCGCGAGCCGTTTCAGGGGCAGGACTGTGTACAGGTGTTCCTACACTACGTCTTGAGTCGAGGTCAAAACGGCCATCATGTTTTCGACAAAGGGCTTAATCGTGGTTAGAACCGGCGAACAATTTTGGATTTGGGAGTCGCATATACCTAAAGAGTTATGCGAAGGGTACAAACAATTTTTTATGGAGAATAAAGATAAGGTTACAGAGGGTACTGTGGGTGATGTTGCACAACAAATAGACGTACGTGTAGACCCACAAAAACGAAAAACTGATTTGGTTTGGCAAGACGACCCTTATAGCCAGCTATCTTTGTTGATGTGGGTTCACATTCTGAGGGCTAACTTCAATGCCAAATGGTTGGTAGATATTAGCCACATTGAGCCGGTGCAGTTAGGCAGATATGCGAGCAATGGTTTCTACGGATGGCACCAAGATGAGTCTATGGGTTCTTGTAACGTCATGGGATTGACTCGTAAGTTAAGCGCATCGCTCATATTGTCTGACCCCTCTGAGTATGAAGGTGGCGATTTAATTCTGCGGCTGGCAGAAGAAGTGGTTGTTCCAAAAACACAAGGCACCTTAGTTGTTTTCCCATCGTACACAATACATCAAGTTACCCCTGTGACGAGCGGGGAGAGGTTTAGCGCCGTGGCATGGGCACTTGGAAACGAATGGAGATAGCATGCGAATAGAAAAACATATTGGTATTTTTGACGACGTTATACCAGCGGATTTGTGTAACAAGTTCATACAGTACTACGATAATGCAGAAGCTAGCGGGGCAACAAAAACGCGAATGGAGGCTGAGAACACTCCGCCACATATAAAAGATGACTCTGCTTGTGTGATAGAGCCACCTTTTTTTCTAAACGTGCATGGCATGGAGTTTGTCAGCGTATTCATGGACATATTTTGGAGCTGCTATAAAGAGTACGCGAACGTTTACCACTCGTTGGACGAGTCTGCTCGCGCAAACTTTTACAACTTCAAACTACAAAAAACAAAGCCGGGGCAGGGCTATCATGTGTGGCATTTTGAAAACGGCGGTCGTTTTGTCGGCAACCGGTCTGTTACATGGATGGTTTATTTGAATGATGTAGCCGAAGGTGGTGAGACAGAATTTTTGTTTGAGCACGCGCGAGTTTCACCAAAAGCTGGCAGGCTACTGCTGTGGCCTGCTTCATATACGCATACGCACAGAGGCAATCCGCCGCTGTCAAATGATAAATATGTTGCAACTGGATGGGTGGAGTTTTTTGAATGAACTGGTTTAAACGCACAAAGCCGATTGAGTTAGAGTTTTTTACAACCAAATCGCACTTGTTTAGTTTAGCTAAACCTAGACAAGGTGGCGCTTTCGCCCCGGATTGGTGGAAAACCCTACCAAAAGCTAAGCTAGGGGAAGCTAGTACCATGCGAAACTGTGAAGGGATTATTAACCTATTTACAAAGGGCTTTGTACTGCCTATGGCGTCAGACTTGTGGGTTAAGGTAGCTCCCCAAGGCTCTGAAGAGTTTTTATGGCAATTCGCAGATAGGCAGTCTTACTGTGAAGACCACCAAAAAGAAGAGTTTAATTACTACTGGGAGCCACAGTACTACCAACATTTAAAGGTGACCATTGACTGGATGCTGCGGTGCAAAGAAGACATTAAGTTTTTGATGCACGACGCATACTGGTGGCGAAACACCCAAAACATCTACACCATTCCCCCCGGGATAGTAGACTACCACCATCAGTATGGGTTGAACGTAAACATGTTCATCCAAAAACACCCAACGGAGAATGTTGAGTTCACAATTCCTTTTCGACAGCCTTTGGCGCACGTAGTTCCACTGTCAGATAGACCATTAAAGATAACGCATCATTTGGTCACCGAGTTTGAATACAACAAGATTGGCTATGGGCGCACTCCGGTTACATTCAATAAAAAACACAAAGCGGTAAAAGACGCCTTTGCGGCAGAGCAATGCCCTGTACACAAGGGGTTGAAATGACTCGGGGTCGAACACCCGACGCCAAGGAAATTGAGTCTGTTCAGCGTAAAGTCAATCTTGTGCTGGGTGTATCGGGGCAGAACGATGAACAAATTAACGTGTTAGTCCATGCGCTAGCTAAGTTAAGTGCTACACATAGGCTAGAGATGGCAAGTGTTGTAGCCGCTTTATGCGAGTCGTATTTGCTTTATGTAGAGATGGTGGTTCGTGAAAATGAAGAAGGAGAAGATGATGAGTGATTTACCTGAGCCGCGTGGTCGTGGGCCGAGCGATTTGGAAATCTTTGACGAGCTGTGGCGCTGGGTCAAAGCTGGTATTATTTTGTGTTTTCTTATGTCGGGGATGATGTTCATCGCCGGTTTAGTGTGGGGTTTTATTGGGAGGTTCTTTTGACTAATTTATCGGTAGCGTTTTTCCCGTGCCCTGAGTGCGGCAAGTTAGCTAAGTGTTTAGAAGTGCGTAAGCGCACAAGTAGTGAGGGTACGTGGAAATATCGCAGGTATGAATGCTCTAGTGAGCACAAGTTTTCTACCGCAGAACATGTTTACCAGCCCGTGCGCGGGCACAAGAAAAGTTTGATTCAGTTTCGAGAGGAGCTAGACGATGCCGACTGAAGAAGAGTTCAGGGAGTTAGATTTACTTTTAGGAGACGCAAGAAATGAAAACAGAATCTTACGACACCGACTGGATAAAGCCTTGGATGAGGCCGTGCGACTACGACAAGCACTGGAAGGCATCCTCGCCTTATCCTACGAATCCATTTATCCGCGTGAACCCCAAAGAGCTAGTGAAGGCCCACCGCCAGTGGGAGAAGCAGCAACAGAAATCGGGGCAGACTAATCTCGACCAATTTGAGGAGGCAAAATTTTGAGCGACGGATTCAACGGCACGAGCCATGCCGACATGGTGAACAGCCCACCGCATTACCAGTTGATGCCGGGGGTTGAGGTTTATGATTTACGGCAGGCGCTAGCTAAAAAAGCTAAGCGGCTTGGCACACCCCATGAGCAATGGAGCGACTGGGATCGGGCGCTGGAATATCTCTTGCGGATGTGGGAGAAAAACGGCATCGAAGATCTGGACAAGTCGTTGTGGTACCTCAACAAGTTGAGGGATAAGCTCAAAACTGGGGTTCGCGTCAGCGGTGTGCCGTACGAAGTTGAGTTATGACCCCTGAGAAAAAAGTTAAGGTCAAAGTCGTCGCCATGCTCAAGGCGGCAGGCGTGTATTGGTTCTACCCAGTGATGGGTGGATACGGGTCATCAGGAGTGCCTGATATCGTCGGATGTTGCAACGGCAGATTTTTTGCTGTAGAGTGCAAGTCCGGCGGTAACAAGCCGACTGCGCTTCAGTTGAAAAACTTGGCGCAGATCCAAGAGAGCGGGGGTTACACCCTCGTCGTCAATGAGCAGAATCTCGATTCTGTCGGGGAACTGCTCGCTTTTTTAGAGAAGGAGGATCCCTATGGGTTCCATGCGCGATGAAATGGCTAAGGTGGTAGCCAGTTGGGAAGAGCCAACGAATGACCAACCATCAACCCAACCCACGGAGAACAACGCCATGCAAGAAACTGCTGGTACCGACAGCCTTACCCTTTGGTGTTTGGCTACAGTCAAAGAAAAAAGCCACACCACAGGCATCACAGGCATTCAGCTTGCGCGTTTATTTGAGAACGCGTTTCCCGATAAAGCCAAACGCAACAAGGGGCAAATTTCTGCCTGCTTAAAAACTTTGAGTGACCAAGGAAGGCTGCGTCGGATGACGGTGATAGGTAAATCTATCGACGGGCGCGACTGTGAGACGCATGCCTATTTCCTCGCACCGGAGGGTGAAGCCGATAGAGTAAAGGCTGAGCGCAAAGCCAAGCGCCTGAAGGCTAAAAACAAATCCAAGCGGGGGACAAACCCCAACAGCTTGAAAAATTTGGAGAAGAGCCCGTTGCGCCAGCGTAAGGTTAATGAAGCGCAAGCCGAGTTGCCGCTCGTGCCACGTGCTGAGGTTCCTGCGCCAGCTAAAGTTGCATCGGTAAAACCCGTGATTACTTTAAGCATCAGCATCAACGGCAGTGACGTTGCCCTGAGTTTGGCTGAAGCCAAGCGGGTGCACGAAGAGTTGTCGTCGGTATTTGCTGGATGAATTTACTGACGCTTGACTTTGAGACCTACTACTCTGCCGATTTCAGTCTTACCAAGCTAACCACTGAGGAGTACATCCGCGACCCACGGTTTGAAATAATCGGGGTTGCGGTTAAGCGGGGCGAAGAAAAAACCCGATTCTTTTCGGGTACGCACGAAGCCCTGCGCTCCAAACTGGTTGCTGAGTATGACTGGGCAGATAGTATGGTCGTGGCGCACAACGCCATGTTCGACGCTGCCATATTGAACTGGGTGCTGGATATCCGACCCAAGGCAATCGCTGACACGTTGAGCATGGCGCGCGCCATTCACGGTATTGAGGTCGGCAACAGCCTTGCCAAGTTGTCGGCGTACTATGAGCTGGGCGAGAAAGGCACCGAGGTGGTCAATGCCAAGGGGCTACGCCGCGATGATTTTCCCGTTGAGCAGCTTAAAGCCTACGCCCGCTACTGCGTGCAGGATGTCGATCTCACATACCAATTGTTTCTAACGTTACTACCGAACTTCAAGAAATCGGAGCTGCGCCTGATTGACACAACCATCAGGATGTTTACAGAGCCGGTTTTGGAGCTGGACACGTCGCTGGTCACAGAGCACCTTGCCAATGTCCGTGAGCGCAAAGCCAAACTGCTTGAGGATGCTGGGGCGACCCGGGACGATCTGATGAGCAACCCGAAGTTTGCCGAGCTGCTACGTAATTTTGGGGTTGAGCCGCCGACCAAGATTAGCCCAACCACCGGCAAAGAAACGCTGGCGCTGGCTAAAAATGATGAGGAGTTCAAGGCGCTGGCTGAACACCCCGATGACCGAGTGCAGGCGCTTGTGGCTGCGCGGCTGGGTAATAAGACCACGCTGGAGGAAACCCGTGCCGAGCGGTTCCTTGGGATCGCCAGCCGAGGACTGATACCAGTTCCCCTCTCTTATTACGCGGCGCACACCGGACGCTGGGGCGGCGCTGACAAACTGAACTTTCAGAACTTGCCGTCGCGTGGCGAGAATGCCAACAAGCTGAAGCTGTCAATACTGGCACCCAAGGGGCACGTGATTATCGACTCTGACTCATCTCAGATTGAGGCACGTGTGCTGGCGTGGTTCGCGGGGCAGGATGATCTGGT